ATTCAACTGGACTTATTACAAGAGATAAGTTAGAAGAAATAAGACAATCAATGACACCTTCATTATTTGCAGCTAACTATGAAATGAAACACATAGCAGCAGAAGATGTATTATTTACTGCACCTAAGTTTACAAATGAAACTGAACGAATATATAACGGAGTATGTCACATAGACGCAAGTTATGGGGGAGCAGATGGAACAGCGTTTACAATATTAAAAGATTGTGGCGACAAGTTAATTATGTATGGCAAGAGGTTTAATAAACATGTAGATGATTGTTTAAATGAAATACTATTACTTATTAATCATTTTAGAGCAGGAAGTATATATGTAGAAAACAATGGTGACAAAGGTTATTTAGCAAAAGAAATAAGAAACAAAGGACACATAGCAAAAGAGTATCATGAAGATATGAACAAATATATTAAGATTAGTACATATCTAAAAAAATGGTGGAACAATATAGAATGGTTAGAAGAAACAGATAATGATTATATAAATGAAATACTAGACTATACAGAGAATGCAGAACACGATGATAGTCCAGACAGTGCAGCAAGTATAATCAGGAAAATAAAAGGTAAAGGTAAATGGCTATATTAGGAGGGAATTATGGAAAATGAAAAAATAACATTAAGTAATAAAATAGAAACAATTAAACTAGATGAACCTAAAAGCGAAATGAAAATAGGAGATATGACAATATATCATCAAAATAAAAGATTTAATTGGTTAAATAGATTTATGTTTAAAACATTCTTTGGAATAGAAATAACTAACCTAAAATAGAAAGGAGCTGAACTAATGTTAAGTATAAGTGAAATAAAAACATTTATAGATAAAGATAGGACAAGTAAAAAGAAGCAAGAAGCAAGAGTAGGTGAAAGATACTACAATGGAGATAATGACATTAGACATTATAGAATATTTTACATAGATAAAGAAGGAAATCCTCAAGAAGATAAAACAAGAAGCAACATAAAAAAACCTAGTAACTTCTTTAAAGAAAATGTAGACGAATGTGTAAATTACTTTTTATCTGGTGATGATAGAATAGTAAGAAGTGATGATCCAACATTACAAAGTTATTTAGACGAATATTTTTTAGATGAATTTAAAGATGAATTTGGTGATTTATTAAGTTATGTAATTAGACAGGGTAGAGCTTGGTTATATGGTTATAAGAATAAAGAAGATAGATTATCATTTAAAGCATGTGGAAACATTGAAATAGTATTAGTAGAAGGTAAATATGCAAGTGATAAACAAGACCATATAATTTATTACTACCCAGAACACGACATAACAGAAGATAAGATAGTAACTAAAATACAAGTATGGGATAGAGATTATACTACATATTATGAGGAAAGAGACGGGCAAATAAAAGTAGATACATATTACGAATTAAATCCAAGACCTCATATAATTTATAAAGATGAAAAAGGCAATTTAACATATGACACATTTGGTTATATTCCATTTTGGGAAATAGATAATAACAAAATGCAGTCAAGTGATTTAAGAACAATTAAAGAACATATAGATGATTACGATTTAATGAATTGTGGTTTATCTAATGACTTAGTAGATTTATCACAAGGTTTTTATGTTGTTAAAGGGTTTTATGGTGATGAAATCGAGGAGCTAGTACATAATATTAGAGCTAGAAAATTTATTGGTGTAGATGATAATGGAAGCGTAGACGTAAAAACTATAACTATTCCATACGAAGCAAGAAAAGCACAAATGGAAATAGACGAAAAGAACATTTACAGATTTGGTTTTGCTTTTAATTCTAATAATGTTGGAGATGGAAACATAACTAATGTTGTTATTAAATCAAGATATACATTACTAGATCTAAAATGTGAAGCCTTAGAAAAAAGAGCGAGAAAACTATTAAGAAGAATACTAGAACCAGTTTTAGATGAAATCAATGAAACATACGGAACAGGTTACACTCTAAAGAATGTTTACTTTAAATTTGAAAGAGAAATGATAGTAAACGAATTAGACAATGCACAAATAGAACTAGTAAAAGCTCAAACTAAACAAACTAATATAGGAACAATATTAAACGTACATACAATATTAGGACAACAACTAGTACAAGAGCAGGTATGCGAAGAATTAGAACTAGATTATGATGAAATCAAGGACAAACTACCTAAGCAAGAAACAATAGATATAAACCAAGCTAGTGAAGATTTAATAAATGCAACAGAAGAACCAATTGAAGAAGAACCAATAGAAGAAACACCTATAGTATAAGTGAGGTGTTTTTATTATGAACAAATATGAAAAAGAAGTTGAAGAAATACTATTAAATAATGAAAAAGGTGCATTGAAACAATTAGAACAAACATATATAAAAGCACTAGCAGACATTAAAGGACGTTTAAGACTGTTACAGGCCCGTGAAGAAACAAGTAGTGTTATTTATCAAATGAACTACCAAAAAGCCTTAGAAAGCCAAATAAACGCAATTATAAACGTATTACAAAAGGACAATGTAACAACCATACAAGAATTTTTAAATCATATGTACGAAGATGGTTATATAGGTATTCAATACGAATTAATGCAACAAGGCGTACCCGTTATTACTGCTATAAATCAAACAGAAGTAGCAACTTCATTGTTTAAGAAAACTGGTGGAATGACTTTTGGATATAGAGAGCAAAGACATATGAAAGACTTTAAACTAAAAGTTAAAGAAGTAATTACAAGAGGAATAGCAAGCGGTAGTACATATACAGATATGGCAAACCAATTATCTTTAGTAACAAATGAAGAGCTATACAAGTCGTATAGGATAGCGAGAACAGAAGGACACAGAATAACAACAGAAGCGAAATTAAACTCTATAAAAAAAGCAAAACAGCAAGGGGCAGATTTAGTTAAGCAATGGGACGCTACACTAGACGGAAAAACTAGAGATAAACATAGAAAACTAGATGGGCAATGGGTAGAAGTAGATGGTTATTTTGAAGTACAAGGTGAAAAGGTAAAATGCCCAGGGAAATTTAAGGACAAGGCAGACAATATTAATTGTAGATGTATATTACTATCAAGACCTAGATGGGCAGTAGATAAGAAACGTGTTAAAAGTGCAAAGATAGTAGATGAATATGGAAAAGAAGTTGAAAAGTTAATTGAAGTAAAAAACTATGAAGCATATAAAAAAGGTTATTACAAAGTATTAGAAGAAGATCCAGAAATAGAAGCGGTAATAAAGAAAGTTAACAATAAAGTGAAAAGAGGTGAATTATAAATGAAAGTAAAATGTAAAGAAAACGTACAAGATAAAAATACTAACGAATGGTATGTAAAAGATAAAGAATACGATTTACCAAAGGAAAGAGCAGAAGAAGTTGTAAAAGCATATAATGGTAGATACTTTGAATATATTGAAGAAGTAACAGAAGAAGTGGTACAAGCAGTTGCAACAGCAATTGTAGAAGAAGCAGAAGAAAAAAATAAAACTATTGAAAAAGTAGTTAATGAAATTGTAGAAGAAAAACCTAAAAGAACTAGAAAAAGTACTAAGAAATAATTAGTGCTTTTTTATATATTGTCTTTTAACTTAAATTGCAGACGTAAAAGAACAATTTAAGAATATGAAATTCAAGAGGTGCAACCTCGTAAAAAAGCGTAGGAGGAAATATTATGCGTAGAGAATTTTTAGAAGAATTATTAAAATCAATTGAAGATGAAACTAGTAGAAAAGATATGATTGATAAAATCATGGACGAAAATGGGAAAACCATTAATACTAGTAAATCAAAAATTGATGAATTGACAGAACAATTAGGACTTAAAACAAAGGAAAGCGAAGAAGCTAACAAGTTAATTGCAGAACTTAAAAAGTCTAATCAAGGTAATGAAGAATTACAAAAAAGCATTAGTACATATGAAGCTGAAAATGCAAAGTTAAAAGCTGAAAATGAACAATTAAAGCTAGACAATGCAATTAAAGTTGAATTACTTAATGCAAAAGCTAAAGGTGATGATTTAGATTATTTAATGTTTAAGATTAAACAAAATAATGAAAAATTATCATTAACTGAAAATGGAGAATTAAAAGGGTTTGACGTAGAAGAAATTAAAACAGCATATCCAAGTAATTTTGAAGTTGAAAGTAAAAAGGTAGTAGACGTAAACAACCTACCTAAAATTGATACTAGTGATAATACAATCACTAAAGAACAATTTGACAAGATGGGTTATAAAGAAAGAACAAAATTATATAACGATAACCCAGAAGTTTACAATGAATTAAAAAATAAATAAAAAAATATTAAAAAAGAAAGAAGGAGTTTATTATGGCATTAGAAACAAATGGAACAAAATTAGCACAATTAATCAATCCTGAAGTTATGGCAGATATGGTTAGTGCAAAAGTAGATAAAGCAATGAGGGTTATTCCTTATGCAAAAGTTGATACAAGTTTACAAGGACAAGCAGGGGACACAATTAGTGTACCAAAATATGCGTATATTGGAGAAGCAGTAGATGTAGCAGAAGGTGAAGATATTCCAGTAAGACAAATGGCAGTAGCAAGTAAACAATACACAATTAAAAAGGCTGCTATTGGTGGAGTTTTAACAGATGAAGCAGTATTAAGTGGTTATGGAAATCCAGTAGGAGAATTAACAAACCAAATGGCACTTTCAATTGATGGTAAAACAGATACAGATGGTTATGAAGAATTAATCACAGCACCAACAGCTTATAGTGCAGCAGGTACTATTTCTTATGAAGAAATCGTAAAAGCTATTGATTTATTTGAAGAAGAAACAAACACAGAAAAAGCTATGTTTGTTCACCCTAAACAATCAACACAATTAAGATTAGATCCAAACTTCATTTCTAAAGAAAAATACGGAAATCAAGTTATGGTTGATGGAGAAATTGGTATGGTAGGAAATGCTCGTATCGTACCTTCTAAAAAGGTTAAAGTAGTAGATGGAGCATACTTAAATCCAATCGTTAAATTAGAAGAAGATACAGAAACAGAAGACGCTTCACCAGCATTAACAATCTTCTTAAAAAGAGATACAAATGTAGAAGCAGAAAGAAAAGCAAGAAACAGAACAACAGAAGTAACTGGTGACAAAATGTATGTAGTAGCATTAACAAACGAAACAAAAGTTATTGTTGCTAAAATGAAAGAAACAGCAACAGTTTAATAGAGAGGTTTAATACCTCTCTTTAATTTTTTAAAAGAGAGGTGGAACTATGTTAATTAGTGCAGAGGATTTAAAATCCAAATATAAAAAGTTCGCTGGTATTGAAGATAATGTATTAACAACAAAATTAAGTGTAATAGAAAGTGCTATCAGAAAACACACAAATAACAATTTCCAAAACAGGTTAATAAGATTTATTGCAAGTGTAGAAAATGGAGTTATTAAAGGTACAAGTCCTTATTTAAAACAATTAGATACAATTGAAATAAGCGACGGAGTAAACAAAGGGTTATATACAGTTATAAACCTCGAAAACGGGGTTAAAACTATAGAACCTTTATATGATTACCCTACACAACTAATAACTAAAATAGAGTACCCTGTAGACGTTATAGAAGGTGCTATTGACTTGCTAGATTGGGAACTTATCCAAAAAGGAAAAGAAAAAAGCGGTGTAGCAAGTGAAACCATTTCAAGGCATAGTGTAAGTTATGTTCAAAGAACTGGAGACAATACTATAAACGGATACCCAATAGAATTATTTAATTTCTGTAACGACTATATGAAAGCTAGGTTTTAGAAATGATAGGCGGTAATGTTGACTTAATTATAAAATCTAAAAATGCGACTGAAAACTCAATAGGGGAAAAAGTGTTATCGTGGGTAGATTATAAAACTATTCACGGTTTTTTAGATTTTATGAATGAAAGCACAGGCATTACAAACTACAATTCTAAAATAGTTGAAAGTACACATGTTTTTATATGTGATTATGAAGAAATAAATAAATCAGTTACAGAATTAAAAGCATACTGCAATAACAAAGAATTTGATATTACATATATTGATGATCCAATGAATTTACATAAGCATTTAGAAATCTTCTTAAAATATATAGGTGATTAAATGGCAACAGATAATAAAATTGTTTTTGAGGACTTCACAGATGAAGTAACCGAGGAAATAAAAGATATTATTTTAAATTGGTTAGAAGAAGCAAGTAGTGAAATAGAAAGTCAAGCAATAGCTAGAACTGGTACAGGGAAATATTATAGAAATATTGCTGAAAAATGGACACATAAAGTTGATAGTAATAAATATGAGGCAACTATAGGAAATCCGCTAGAAAACGCATTGTGGGTTGAATTTGGTACTGGAGAATATGCTTTAAATGGTGATGGTAGAAAAGGTTATTGGGTGTTTGTAAAAGATAGTACAGGAAAAAGCAGTAAATCAACAAAACAATATACTTTGCAAGAAGCTAAACAAACAGTTGCTTTTATGCGAAGTAAGGGATTAGACGCAATGTATACAAAAGGAACACCACCAAAAAGACCTTTACACCTTGCTTTTAAAACTGATGAAGAACCAATTAAAGACCTATTAAGAAATAAATTAGGGAGTATGAAGTGATGGAAAGTGAATTATTAGAGATTATCAATAATCTATTATCAGATTTTAATTATGAGTATGGAGAATATACTGGGGAATTAAAATATCCGTACATTGTCGGGGAATATAACGAAACTGGTTATACATTCGAAAATGGTATATCAGACGGGGAAATTATATTAACTTGTTTTCAAAGAGGTAGCGAACTCGATTTAATCAATATCAAAGAACAAATAAAAAATATATTCGTAGATTATAGAGCGAATACAAAAAGCGGAACTGTTTATATAAGTTACAGAAATAAGTTATTTATACGAAGCGGTGAAGCTGAATTAAAGAAAATGGAAATTTATTTAGATACAAAAATATTAAAGGGAGGTAATTAATCATGCCATTAAAAAATCATGCAATAACAACTAATACAGCAAAAAATGTTGTATTAGGTAGTGGAATTTTAGTAAAGAACCTAGTATATGCTGAAAATGATTGGACATATGACGAACTAGGTGCTTCAACTGGTGGCGGTAAAATCGCTTATGAAAGAGAATATTTAGATTTAGATTTAGATGGTAAAACAGTAAAAGCAGAAGGTTTTGACGTAAAACTTGCCGAAACAGGAACAATGACATTAAACCTTGCTGAAGTTAAAGCAGAAACATTAGCTACTGGTTTATGTTTAGAGCTAGATACAAAAAGCGAAATTACAGGATTAGCAAAATATAAACCTAGCAGAAAAAATTCATATGTTGATAAATTAGGTTTTGTTGGATTCACAGCAGACAAAAAACCTATTATAGTAATTTTCCCTAAAGCTATCTGTTTAAGTGCTTTAGAGCTAGAGGTTAAAAACAAAGAACAAGCTACAATGGCACTAGAATTTAGTGCAGTAGCACCAGCAGAAAGTGATAATTACGAAGAATTGGGAATTGAATTTTATTTCCCAACTGAAACAGTTTAGAAAAGAAAGGAATGTAACGAATGGAAGAAGTTAAAGAAAATGTAGTAGAACCAAAATACATATTGCACGATCCAAAAAGTCCAGACATTTTTATAATGCTTAGTATTTTGAAAAGTATAGGTATAAACAAATTTGCAAGTTGTTTAAAAAATGAAGGTGTACAAAGCCTTGTTAAAGATATTACAAAAAAGAAGAAAGTAAATAGTGAAGATATTACTACAATTGCAGGAGTTGGAGTACTAACAGAAGTAGTTCAAGTAATTTTGGAAGGATTACCTTTGTGTGAAGATAAAGTATATAAGCTATTATCAAATACAAGTAATTTAACAATTGAAGAGATTAAAGAATTAGACGCAGTTACATTCCTTGATATGGTTGTAGAATTTTTCACAACAAAAATGGATTTTATCAAGGCTGCTTGGAAATTATTCGACAAGGGGAATTAGAATTTTGGGACTTAGTATTTAAAAGATACTCAAGTCCCTTTATTTTTTTAGACAATTTAATTTTAGCTAACCAATTTCACAATGGAATAATAACTATGTATAAACAAATAGATGAAGAAAAATTGTGGCAACTATATTTAAGTAACCCAATAAAAGAAAAGTCGTTTGTAGATTGGAGAGCGGAAATAATTGCACAAAATACAGAAGTCGAAGAAGAAAATATCGAAGCAGCCAGAAATAAAGCAAAAGATATGTTAAAAAATTTCAAACCTTATTAAAAAAGAAGGGAGGTTGAAAATATGGCAAGTGTAAGTTTATTTTCTCTTATGGGGAAAATAGCAGTTGATGGAGTAGAAGAAACAACAAAAGACCTTGAAGAAGTATCGAAAAAAGGAAAAGATACAGAGGGGAAATTAGGAAAGAGCTTTTCAAACATAGCAAATAAAGCTGGAGAACTAGGGAAAAAAGCAGCAGTAGGTATAGCAGCAATAGGTACAGCAGCAATAGCAGCAGTAGAAAGTACAAGGGAATTTAGACAAGATCTAGGAAAGTTAGAAACTGCTTTTACTGAATTAGCAGATGGTGGAGCAGCACAAGGAACACAAACCTTCAAAGAATTATATGCAGTATTAGGAGAAGATGACACCTCAATAGAAGCTGCAAATAATTTATTTAATGCTTTATTTTT